ACGACAGGCGCGAGGGATAGCTGCTGGCATATTGTTGGCTCCAATAAAAAAGCCACCAGCTATAGCCAGTGGCTCATGACTGAATGACTATCTTTTAAGCGCGTACGTTCCGCATAAAAAAGCCCCGCGTGAGCGAGGCTGAGTTTTATCCCCTATAGGGCATATTTTCGTTTTATCCGCCGGAGGGGATAGGCATCATCAAGCGCCCCGGTTGAGACGCTTTGTAATGGCTAGCAATCAGCGTCAGGGCGAGCAACGGCACGACAAGCCCACATACAGGCTTCCTGCATTTTGGTGCGGGCGATAGACAGGCAGCGCAGTGCTTCAGAGCGCTCGCTAGCCTCCTCGGAATTTGCCTCTACAACCTCCAACGAGAGGTGGGTGCGCTCGAGGTCCAACTTCTCACAAAAGTCACGGCTGATTTCCTTCAGGTCATTCATTTGCGCGATGTCATCAACTGACAACGTGCGGTAGCCCTTAACGGTACTGCCGTCCTGCGGTTTTGCTTCGCTCATCGGTTGCTCTCTTTTTGGCGGGTATGGAAATTTCCCCGCGATTGAATGTGAACACAGCAGCATGATTCACTCCTGTTTTTGGCAGTTCGCCTGCCACGCTTTGTTATGGGCCAGGATGTCCTTTTTTGTCTGGGGGGCCCGC